ACGTTTCCTATAAACGTTCTTCGATTTTCTACAATAGAAGCTTGATACGATTCACCCGCACCACCTAATGATACATATTTTACGTCTGGTGAAAATCCATTTATTGTTGTGTATGTATCTAAGTTTGGCTTACTTGCATTTCCTGTGGCATCTGCAACCACACAAAAACCTTTATCAACAGCAGTAGCATTTTCTGTCCAAGCCACATGATCTCCATCTATAGTGGTTCGTACACCCTTTACAATATCTATATCTGCAAGTAAAGCTAACTCATTATCTGTATTAGCTTCTCTAATGTATATTCTTCCACCAGATATTCTACCGGGATATGCAACGTCAGCATAAACAGAAACTCTCATAGACTTACCTGCTGTTTGTGAATGAGTAAATGCCGCTATAGTAGCCGCACCATTCCCCATTCTAACAGGCACAGACTCTTGGTTTCCATCATATAAAAAACTTTGATAAAATTCGTATGTCAACCCTTCCCAGTCACCATCTGCTGTACCATCACTAACACCAATATTAAAACCTACTCCTCTTCTTAATATAGGAGTTTCGTTATCTGAGTAGCTGTCTGACCCTACACCACCATAATTTCTTTCGTATTGAACATTAGCCGCTAAACCAGCCGCAGGCTTTGTACAAAATAATATTTCCGTTGGTCTAGCATCGTAATCCGTGTTAATCGTTACCAATTCACCAGCAAAATTTTGATCTAAGACATCATTAGTTCCATCATCAAACACAAAAGAGTTAGAAGTTGCGTTCACAGAGCCATCTAATAATAAAGCAGTGTCACTTGCATTTCTTAGCTTTCTAGCCACTCCTCTTGATTTATTACTAGCCTCAAGAAAGTATGCACCTGCTGTGTCAGCCGCATGGGTTGTATGACCAAAAGCTATTGTAAGGTTAGCACTGTTTGTTTCTGGTGATCTTAAAACGCCAGAGTGCTCTTGCCACTCTGCAAAGGTTAAGCCTAAGTTGTGATTGAATTGATTTCTTTGTATGTATCCAAACCATTTTATAATACTTGTATTAGTAGTCTCTGTATCGCATACACGAAGAACCTCATCTACAAAATGATAAATATATTTAGCACCATTTGAACCTGCTAGTGTTGGATTTACTTTACGACTCGTCCAGCCGCTATTTCTAGATGTGTAATCTGTAGTAGCATTATTAGACCAAACATCTACACCGGCTGGATTTGCATTTTCTCCGCTATTTCCCAATGCACACATTTTATCACCAGTAGATCGAATGACTCGTATAGTAGGATTAACAGCGGTGTCGTCTTCATTTGTAATTCCGGTTCCTTTTAATACGTAATATATATCTCTATCGCCAAAGGTTAAGGTTGTTCCCCCAGAAATATTCGTTAATGTGTTTGAGGATATTTCAAAAGTAGCGGGGTCACTTGTTTGAGTTACCGAAGAAATAAATGTTCCGGCTTTTATGCCTGTTCCACTTACAGACATGCCAGCAGTTATGTTCGTATTAGCCCCATCCATTATAATTGTTGTTGTTGGGGTAGGTAATGCAGTAGACCTCGTATTGTCTGTAAATGTACTACCTAAACCAGAACCACTATTTAAATTGTCTACAACCTGAGCAACTAAAAAAATACCGTTGTTTTCTTCTGTGCCTGTAATCTTTACTAAATCACCAACCTTAATTAGACTATTGGTAAATATAGTGCTTATGGTAGAGGTTACACCGCCTACTAGCTTTAAATATGAAGTTGAAGGTATTGGCATCTATAAACCACTTCCTTGCTCCGGTGCTTGGGTGTTACCATCTGGGTTTGTAGCCACCTGAACAAAAGCTATGTTACCGTCACTTGTACCAACAGTTAAGGTTGTGCCACTTACAGTTTCTGTAATAGTTTGATCTGCATCTTTACTATGATCTGATTCAAAGTAAAATAAACCAAAACCACCTAAAACTGTATTGTTTAAAGACGGAATATATTGAGTTAAGTTTGTGGAACCATCGGAGTCTTCAATGTGATTGTATAAGCCACCAGCAGTTTTTATTTTTCCTAATGCATCAATAGACATGTTTTTAATAAATGAGTATTGCCTATCTGGCAAGTCTCTAGGGTCTTTACGGTTATTTATACCACCAGACCAATCATTTATCTTGTATATTTGCTTAGGCATTATTTACCTTTAAATACACCTTCTAACATATCTGTCATTACATCAACCAACTTCTCAAAAAGCTCTTGCTCTTTTTCTTCGTTGATCCAAGGTATGTTTACCTTCTCGTTAATTTTTGTAGCTAAATTTTTTGTGAACTCATCCGATGCTAAATGCTTTAATGCTTCTTCTTGCATCTTATCTGCCTGCTCTTCGGCAAGCTTTACTAACATTGACTTAATATCCATTTAATCTTCCTTTATTTTCTTGGTTTTTAAATACAAATAATAAATTTGCACTGCAAACATTATACACATAAGAACACCAGACAATAAATCTGTCCAGTATACAACTCCTAAGCTTGTACTTAGTCCAGTTACTTTTAAACTATCCATTAGTGTTTACCGTTTATCCTGCTAAGGGAACCATCTATTCTAGAAACTTGATTATCTAAGTCATTTATTTCTTTTGTTAGAGCATCAAACTTGCGATCTAGTTTATCATCTGATTGGTTCCACCTGTTAATGAGTTTTATAATCATGCCTTCCATATTTTGCAATGTTTCTGACTGACCCTTGTTTTCAATCTTTAAATTTTCCAACTGCTCTTGTTGTCTTGCACTTTTATTTGACAATGATATGACCAAATATACGAACATAGCACCGACCACTCCTATCATTCCCGCTTCACCGTAGATGGCCAAAAAGTCCATTGTTACTCCCTAATGCATTTTAAAAATTGTTTAATTATTCTTTTGGTAATTTGCTTATTACCTTGATTTCTTGCAAGCATTACAAGAGCCCTTTCTCTAATTACTGACTCTTGTAACTCACTCATTTCTTTTTACGCTTACCCCAGCTTAATGGATTGATGTTAAATTCTTTTTCATAGAAAGCTACTTTCTCTGCCAACTCTTCTCGCTCAGCCCTTTCTTCCATGATGTGTTTACTAAGCAAATCCCCAATCTGTTCATTTGCAATAATAACATTATCTTCAAGTTTTGCAATCCTAGTTTCAATTTGCCAATAGCCATAGACCAACATACCGATAAGGACTGCAATCTGACCCAACCATTTAAGGTTAATGCTAACAATGGCATTATCATCAAGAATAGCAGTCCTATAACTTCTAGCGGTATCTGGCTTTGCACTCACTGTACCTCTATCTCTTCCAGTCTTTGATGCTTATAACACCAATTACCATGATCGCTGATACGACCATGAAACCAATGAACCACAGAATCAGCATCAATTATCTCCGTGAATACTGTATTCATATCGGTATCTTCCGAGTCGAGTGGTATATTTGCCACCACCCAACCTTGGCTTCCGCACCCTGTAAACAACAGGAATATCATAAGACGTATTAGTGTTTTCATCGAATACGATAAAATCTCCGTTATTTAGTTTATTGATCTGATTCTTCACTTTGCTTGTCCACGCTAGCCTGCAACGCATCTACAAAAGCCTGTTTACCAAACCTTAATTGTTGAAGATTAAACTCAGAAGATTGTATCTTTCTTTCTAAATCCGCAACATGATTAATCATTACTTTCTGCTCATCAGATAGTTCTGATTCTTTATACTCTTTATCAAAAAGAGTAATTACGTTTTCTTTAGGCATTTCTTTTTCTTTTTTTGCCATTAGTAACTCCTTGTTTTGTTAATTAAAGTTTTTTATAATCAGCTATAGCCGCTTTTAATCCATCAGATTGTGCTTTTGCATTTGCCATTTCAGCATCCCATCTTGCTTTTTCAGATTCTAATTGCAATAAAGAATACTGTGTTTCTTGATCTGGTAATGCTTCACCACTTTCAGCATCCCATCTTTTTTCTACTAAAGCAATATATGATTCTTTTACTGCTTCTTTCTTTTCTTGTACTACCTTGCCCTTGCTATCTTTTACTTCTTCTTTAGCTGGTTGCACTTCTCTTTCTTTACCTTTAAAATCGGCTGTCTTGCCTTTCTTATCAGCGTACTTTGCCCAATTCATTATGAGACTCCTTAACCGTTTAATTCAGCGTATTTAGCTTTAGCCTTAGTTAACAATGCAGACTTAGCATCGTCTTCTTTATACTCTACGCTATGTTTTCTTAAATATTGCTGTAGCTGTGCTTTACTCCAAGCATCCTTAGGTTCACCACTTGGATGTCCATTTTGAGAAACGTAATATGCTTCTTTTTCTTCATCACCCCACAATGCTTCAGCAATCTTTTTTACTTTTGCATCTTCTGATGAAAGTATAGAATCTGGACTTACTATATGTCTATGATAGCCTGTGCTACCAATCTGTTTACCATCATCCATAACTTTAGTTGCTGTTCTTACGTTAATTGAAAAATCTCCAACGACTTCAATTTTGTCTACAGCTATTTGTTTTTCTAACGCCACTACTGACTCCTTTTTCCTTGCTTAATTATCCAATTAAACTGCTTGATATGTAATTACAAATCTTAATTTTCTACCCGATAAGTCTGCATTTGTTTGACTTGTCGTTCCTCTTAATCTAAAAATACAAGCATTTGTGCCATTTACACAGGCTGTGTAAGATTGTGATGTACTCATATTTTGTTCTAAAACAGCACCGCCAGCAGATGAACTTATAGATTCAGCAGTATAGGGAAGAGTTAACGTTGCAAGACTTGAATCTGATGTAGTTGGAAAGGTTACAATCATATACGCAGTTACTAAATTACCTATTCTAATATAAGTATTCTCTTCAAGCGTAAATGATAAACCAGCACCACTTCCATCAGTTGCTACCCATGTTCCTGTTTCATAAATCAAACCATCGTCACCGGAAGGAGCATTTTCTACAGTTGGCCCATTTACAGTTCCATGTAAATCGTTACCAGACTTATCATACCATCTTGCTGACTGTACTCCACTACCATCATATTCAGCAACACAACCTTTAATTTTTGCAGATATATTTTTGTAATAAAATATTTGCCCAGCACTTCCTGTGTCTCCATCAACTTCAATTTTTCCTGTTAAATCAGTTCCAACTGTAATAGTAGATTTGATTGTTTGAAAAGCATCTCTTGTACTTACATTTGCTATTATATTCTCTGTTGTAGAACTTCCTCCACCTAAATCAGCCTGTTGCATAGATATTTTAGTCCAACTTCCATTAGTTGAAGGAATATATACGTCAGCAGTAAACTCTATAATTTGTCCTGTTTTCAAAGGTTTCATAAAGGTAGTATTTAAATGGCCTCTTGCTGTTCCAGAACCACCAGAAGTAACTTTAATCGCATTTAGAGTACCATCCCAAGCAATGCTTCCTCCAGCCGTTCCATTAAACACCCAATCACCAACACTTCCAGAAGGTGAACTGTTAGAAGAAGAAAGTATTTTTTGACCACCAAACTTGTATTTAAAAGGTACACTCGCACCACTTGACTCATCCTTTACCTCATCAGCAGTTAAAACACGATTATAGAACCTTACACAAGACAGTTCACCATGAAAATCATTTGATGTTCCACCTTCATTTCCACCCAAAAACACAGGCTCAACACTATTATACATAGAGCTTTCACTTGTTCCTGTTGCTATTGACACTCCATTTCTATAAATAACAACTGCACCGGCATTATAAGTAACTGCAAAATGATTCCATGTAGCAAGGCCTGTAAGTGCTGGCGATGAAACAGTTGTTGCATTTGATCCATTTGAAGAGGCAACAAAACTTAACTGCTCACTATCGCTAAAAAATATTAAATACTCTCTTTTAGCTGATGTATGCCATTTACCTATGACTGTATGTGCGGCATCAAATGAGCTATTAGGCATCCTCACCCAAAAAGAAAAAGATGCTTCAGTACCAAAACTAAAATCATCTGTATCCACCCCTTCGTTTAGTGATATAAAGTCATCTGTTCCATCAAACTTATAATGTGGAGACGGCATAGAGCTAGCTACATGATTTGAATTACCTCTAGACAATACATAATCAGCATGAACTGTAGCACCACTATCTTCTGACATATAAACATCAGTTACAGAACTATTACCAAGCGTTACTGAATTATCTGCTTGTCCTACTGCATTGTATCCTATTACTGTTTGGTTAGTAGGTGTTGCAGAACTTGGAGATGTTAATGAACCAACAAAAGTATTGTTATCTCCAGCAGTCATATTGTTTGTGCCAGAAAAAGCACTCATGTGACCTATTGCAGTATTATCAGTTCCTGTAACATTTCCTTGCATTGCATTATGACCAACTGCTGTATTATGTCCATGACCATCTGTATCTGCATTAAATGATTCAAGTGCTTGATAACCTACTGCTGTATTTTTATCACCTATTGTATTTGATTTAAGAGACTCAAATCCGACTGCTGTATTTCTTTCTCCAGATGTTAAGGCTGATAAAGCACTATAACCTATTCCAACAGTATTACTTGCACTTGCATTTAAAAGAGCATTAACACCAATACCTATATTTTGACTAGCACTTGCTCCACCAGCAGAATTTGCGTTGTATCCTATTAAAACATTATTGCCACCATCTGTAAGACCATCTCCTGTTTGATAACCTACGGCTACGTTAGAAACACCAGAAGTCAATGATAAAAGTGATTTATAGCCAACTGCTACTGTACCATCAACATTATTTAACGCTCCATTCATAGCAAACGCACCAATGGCTACACATTGATCTGTAGTAGCAGAATTGTTAAAGTTGTTACCCATTGTACTATAACCAATCGCAACATTTTCTGCACTTGCATCAGCAGTACTTCCATGACTACCACCTAAAGCAAATGAACCTACAGCAGTATTATAACTTCCTTCTTTAAAATCAAATATACTTTTATGACCTACTGCAACATTATGCTCTCCTGTAGTTAACTCAACACCACTTGCATGACCTACAAGTGTATTTTCATCGCCATTTGTTGTAAGGTTAAGACCAGATTGATAGCCAAAAGTTGTATTATTGGTACCACTATCATTATTACTTAGTGAAATTCTGGAGTTGTCATCAATTTTAAATCTTATAGCTTCGCCACTTCCAGCATAATCTGTAGACGATGCAAAGTTTAAACTTCCAGCATGGTCAAAATAATGTTTGACAGCGTTATTAGCAGTATAAACAGTATAAAATTGAGTAGCTTGATTACTACTTGTAGAGTCTCTTAATATTAAAGCTGGTGAAGCACCTTCAATAGTTAAATTTTGCGTAAATCCTGTTTGTGGACTTGCTCCAATACCAACATTTCCAGAGTCATCAATGATTAAACGACTTGTTGTGCCATGAGCAAAATGAAGAACTGCTCCTCTGTTTTCAATACAAAATGGGTTTGCATCTCTTGTATCATTTAATATTAAACCTACAGGAGATGATGTAGCTATTTCTAAAACTTTACTTGCAGAGTTTGGATTATCGAAAGTTCCACTATTTCCAATACCGACATTACCATCATAAGTCACTCTAAATTTTTCAGTAACATTTGCATCTGAATCACCACCTCTTGTTCCTATAATAAAATTACCTTGTTTGCTTCCTGTAGATACATTGCCTATTATAGCTTGACCAGAGGCACTATTACCATAACTGGAGAAAAAATTTAAAAGTGCGTATCTTTCATTTGTATTATCTTCATTGGAACTATTTGAAATATTAACAGCATGGTGAGTTGATGCTGTTGCTCCCATATTTGATTTATAAGAATCATAATCTGTATTATTTGCATGGCTTATAGATAGCTTTGATGCGGTAGGACTTGCAGTTCCAATACCGACAGAGCCAGAACTATCTATTGCTAATCTTGTAATACCAGCAGTTCTGTCATATATTTCAAATTTACCAGTTGTACCTATATTTTGTCCTATACCAAAAATTCTAGCAGTTGTTTTGAATTGAAATTCTGCATTTTGACCTACGCCTGTACTTTCTAATAATGATAATCCAGCATTACCTTGAATATGCAATAACTGACCAGGACTTGCAGTTCCAATACCAACTGAACCATTTGGAAAAGAAATATTACCACTATCTGCTTCACTTGCTTGAAATATTACTTGATTTGTAACACCAGTTAAAGTTCTTAATATCTCAAAAGCACCAGTGCTAGTGTTTCTACCTATTCTTAAATGGTTAGCATCCGCACTTCCTACTCTTATATGTTCTGTTCCACCATACACAGATAATTTATCGTCTGGTGTGGTATCTCCAATACCAACATTTCCAGAGCTATCAATGTTCATAAAAGTAGTAGAACCATTATGAAACCTCATTGAATTTGCAGAACCATCATGGTCAATAATCATCTGAGTAGTGCCATTTTCTTGAAATAAAACTCCAGAATCATGTGATGATGAATGAGCATCTAAAGATATAAAAGAATGGTCTGAAGAATCTAAATGCACTAAACCTATATTGCTTATATGCGAACCAGAAATTTCTAACTTTGTGTCTGGACTAGCAGTTCCAATGCCGATTTTACCATCGCTTTTTATATATAATCTGTCACTTGTTTCATAAATACTAAAATCACCACTATTGTAACTGTACAACTGCCATTCGTTACCTGTACTGCTAGTTGTATTATTAAGGCGAACCGAAGAATTTGTACCTGTGCCAGTTGTTCTAATGACACCAGCCACATCTAATGGATGCGAAGGACTTGTAGTTCCAATACCAAGCTGACCAGCCTCTGTTAGCCTCATCAACTCAGTACCACTACCACTACTACCATTAATGCTAAATTCAAAAAATCTATTAGTATCATCATTATCTGTGTCAATATTAAATGACATATTCTCAAAAGCATTTATATGACCAGAAGATGTATCAGCAGTTCCTAAAGTTAATATTCCACCAGCTACAGTTGCTGTGCCTGAAAAAGATGTATCACCACTACCATCTATTACAAAAGCATTTCTTGAATCTGTAATATCTCTGATAGTAAACTTATTATTATCCCCAACAGAGTTACCAATTTCCCATTCTTGTAGTGAGTTTTTAAATGTCAAGGATGTTTTGACATTTGCATTTCTAAATAATCTTGCTTGAACATCTCCACTTGGTGAAGAAATATCTAAGTCTACTGTAGGTGTTATACCTATACCAACTCTAGAATTTTGTGTATCTACTACAAATACATTACCAGCATTTCCATCTTTTCTAACGAGTAGTGCTTCTGTACTATTTATATCTATTGTAGAAGTACCTTGCAGTACTTCATTTAAACTTAATGATATGCCACCTGAAACAGTTAAGTCACCTGTAATAGTGACATCCCCATCCATTGTTCCACCATTGCCAAGATTTTTGACATTGGTTTGCCCCATAGTTCCAAACATATTAAATCTCCACCATTCTTACTGCACCTGTAGTAGTGCTAGTAGAGTTAAAATTAAAATATATAGTGCTACCTAATCCTCTAGGTACTGTAATAAAAAATTGTGTATTAGCTGGTATTAATAAATCATTACTATCATCCACATTAGTTTCAGATGTAGTAAAGTTATAGTATATTTCTACTGCTGAATACACCCCTAATGTTGATGTACTTTTAGATAATAATTTATGTGATGTGTTGTCTAAACTGGCTGAACTTCCTGCTGTTCCTGCTGTGGATACTGTCCAACTACCACCAACTGTAGCATTTACTGCTTCTTGTACTGAATATTTATGTAGGTTTGCCATTTCTCTCCCTCTCTAAGCTATGACACAAGCGTGAACGAGACTTGTGATTATTAAATTTATTCTTCTTCTGAAGATTCCTCAACTGATTCTTTGTATGGAGTCCAATCATCTTCTCCATTAACTCGTTCATAATCTCTTTTGAGTTCTTCTAATTTTTCAGGATGCTCAAATAAAATTGTTGCTTCAATTCTTTCAACTTTACCTGATTTTTTATGTTTCCAATATTGCATATTAACCTCATGTTATTGGGGGTATAATAAATACACCCCCAATATTTTAAGAATACTAATTAAGCGTTACGGATTTTAAGACCTTTCTTATTATCTGAATCGTCTATTCTCTTTACACCATAAAGCAAATCTGCGACTACTTTAGTACCTAAAGCATCAATCGAATATTCGCTTT